ATAAACAAAGGCACCAAAGAGGTACTACGTGATTTGGAAACTATTACTTCTATTACTCCTTAGCGGGTGCAGCGTACTAGATCGTACCCCAGTAGTAGCACCTATTGAGGTAGTAACGGTTGTAGAGAAAGCTCCTCAGTACCATCCCCCGCTACCTAACCCTATCTCAACCACTCCCGTCGAGTGGACAGTGCTAACGCCGGACACCATGTCCGAGTACTTGGCGGACTTAGAGAACGGCGATGCGCCGACTAATGCCTATTATGGCCTTACCCCGAAAAGCTATGAAAACTTAAGCAACAACATGGCTGACGTAAAAAGATATATCCGACAGCTTCTTTCCATCCTTTCGTACTACCAAGAACCCGTGGAAAAATAAGGTGTTAGCAGCACTAACTTTTGTTTGCGCTATAGAGTTAGTAGTGCTAACTTACCGAAATACGTCTATCAGGACGATACCTGATCGTGTCGCCACGCTAAAACCGAATTCGTCTTGTAGACGTTAAATACGCAGAGGTCGTGCTCTCTAAAACTCGCAAAACCGTTATCCCAACGAAATAGGGTACACGGGTTTGACCGCTCCAAAAGACGGTCTGTGAACTTAACGTAATTTTAAATGCAATCTGGAGATGCCTAATGGCTACTACTAACTTTGCAGCGTTGACCAGTGAACAGCTTACCGTATGGAGCCGTGATTTCTGGCGCGTTGCACGAAATAATTCTTTTATCAATCAATTTGCTGGCTCTGGCCAGAACGCTATGGTTCAGCGTGTATCTGAACTAACTCAAAGTGAAAAAGGCGCTCGCGCTGTTATCACGTTGTTAGCCGACATGACCGGAGACGGTATCACTGGCGATAACACGCTAGAAGGAAACGAAGAGCAGTTAAAGGCTTACGACATAGTCGTGCAGCTTGACCAACTCCGTTTTGCTAACCGCTTGGCTGGCCGTTTGGCTGACCAGAAGTCGGTAGTTAACTTCCGTGAAACTTCTCGTGACGCACTTGCCTACGCAATGGCTGACAGGATCGACCAACTAGCTTTCCTAACTTTGTCAGGTGTTGGCTACACACAGAAGACCAATGGTGGACTTAGAGCTACTTCGTCTGCGTCAGGACACGACTTAGCAGATCTTGCTTTCTCAGGTGACGTAAGTGCTCCTACTGCTGCGAGACACCGCCGATGGGACGCTTCTAGCTACCTTCTTGCTGGTGATACTTCTGCAACTGTAGCTGCTGACACAATTAGCTATCGAGCAATCGTACAGCTTAAAGCCTACGCCAAAGACCAATACCTACGCGGCATTCGTGCTGGCGCTGGTGAAGAGGTCTACCACATGTTCGTAACTCCACAGCAAATGGCTGATCTGAAGTTAGATTCAGATTTCCTAGCTAACGTGCGAAATGCTGGCGTGCGTGGCCCGCAGTCAAGTCTATTCTCTGGCTCATCAAGCTTGATGGTAGATGGCGTGATGGTACATGAGTATCGCCACGTATTTAACACTGCTGGCGCTGCAAGTGGTACTAGCAGCAACGCTGGAAATGCAGGCTACAAATGGGGCGCTAACGCAGACGTAGACGGTGCTCGCGCACTTTTCTGCGGTGCTCAAGCACTCGCAATGGCCGACATTGGTGATCCAACCGTGACTGAAGATATCTTCGACTACGGCAATCAGAACGGTATCAGCATTGGTAAAATCTTCGGCTTCCGTAAGCCTAAGTACAACAGTGCTCCCGACTACGCTGTGTCTAACGACTTCGGCGTAATCGCGTTAGATACTGCCCAATAATCGGTTTGGAGCCTCTCGTTCGGCGAAGTTCCTCCCGCTCTACTTTGGCTACCTACCGGCCAAAAAGAGCGAGAGGCTCCTCTTTTTTCTTTTAGGAGATAGATAAACATGGCTACTACTTTTAACTCTGGCGCGATTGATAGAAACAGCGCCTTCAAGCCCTTCCCTAGCGGCAACGTGGGGATTCGCACAGCAGAGTACGCAATTGGTGCGGCGCTCGTAATCAACGATGTTGTACAGATGTGCAACGTTTTTGCTGGCGAAACAGTATTGGGCGTAACTATAACTTCAACTGATCTTGACACTGGCGGTAGCCCCGCACTTGTCTTGGATGTTGGTTATGGGGGCGCTTCTGCTGGTACTGCTGACGACATGATCAACGGCTCACTGATTGGTCGCGCAGGCGGCGCAAGCAGTTCTTTTGCTGTTGGCGATGCAACAACTGGCGATGGCGCAGTTGCACCTAAGACGTTTGCTGCCGATGAAACCATCGACATTCACGTAAAGGCTGCTCCAGCTACTGGCGCAACAACCGGCACGTTAACGATGACTTTGTACATCGCTTAACAAGACGAACCCCTAGTTTTCTAGGGGTTCTTTCTTTAGGAGACCAACTTGAAAGTACTTTCAAATACCGAGATCCGAGTCGTAACTACCTGGGGCGGTGTCGTACTGTTTTACCCTGGGGTTGAAAAAGAAGTCGGTGACGAAATAGGCTTGCTTGCAATGCAGCAAGGCGCAAAACAAATTCAAGAAACAACGCCCACTCCAGTAGCGGGCGTTGTAGAAGTTGCTGCTGAAGCAGTAGTAATAGAAGTCAGTGCAGACCCACTGTTAGATCGAGTTGCACAGATTTGCTCGGATCTTATCGATGAAGGTGAACCAGACTTTTTCAACATAGACGGATCACCAAAAGCAAAAGTCATCAACGAAAGAGCCGGTGAAAAAGTATCACCAGAAATTCGAGACTCAGCTTGGTTAGCAGCACTTAACTCATAGGTAACTAAAATGTCAGTCACAGTACAAAGCGTTATAGATCGAGTTCAAGCTACGTTACAGGACACAACCGGAATCCGGTGGCCTGTAGTCACGGAGCTAGTTCTTTGGGTAAACGACGCGCAAAGACAAATCGCGCTGATTAAGCCTGACGCTTCCGCAACAAACGCGACGGTTACTCTTGCCACAGGTACAAAACAAGAAATCCCTAGCGGCGGTAACCGCCTGCTTAGAGTAACTCGCAACATGTCCGCAGCTAGTAGCGGCACCGGAAAGAGATCTATACGCATTGTTGACAGAGATATTTTAGATTCAAACACGCCAGATTGGCACGACCCATCCGTGTCAGGTGATGCAGCGCATACAACGATTGTTAAGCATTATGTGTACGACGAGCAGAACCCTAGAAACTTCTACGTCTACCCTGGAGTGGCTGGCAACTCATACGTTGAGATTGTATATAGCGCCAATCCATCGACTGTTTCTCAGAGCGGTAACCTATCGGTGCCGGATATATACGGGAACGCGGTTGTAGATTACGTACTGTTCCGTGCGTATACGAAAGACGCTGAGTTTGCAGCAAACGCAAACCGCGCTTCCACGCACTACCAGCTATTTACCGGCACTCTTACTGGTAAGTCTCAGATTGATTTTATTACGTCCCCTAATACCAACGATGGTCAAGCAACAATGGCCGCCGCGCAGCGCGGAGCGGTTCAGTAGATGGCCACGGTCAAATACGAAACCCTATTTGCGGACATTTTGCCTATGGTGCAGGGATGCCCTGACCCGCTGATAATCAATGCAATAAGAGCCGCCGTAATAGAATTTTGCGAGAAAACAGGTGCTTATCAGGTCGAACTTGAACCGATCACAACCATATCAGGCACTTACGAGTACGATTTAGAAGCACCAACTGGTTACAACGTACATAAAATTGTCTGGCTAACCTATGAGGGTAATGACTTAGAAACTAGCACCCCTACGTTGGTTGAACAGAATTATTCTAACTGGCGAGCAAGTACTGGTACTCCAGAGGTATATGTAAAAGCCAGCCAGAATTTATTTCAACTCATACCAGTGCCAGATTCTACGAGAGCCAGTAGCGTGAGACTACGCGCACAGTTAAAACCTAATCGCGCATCAACATCCTGCGACTCTGCAATCCTAGATGACTACCGAGACGCGATAGTTAATGGGGCTTTATTCAGAATTTTAAGAATCCCATCCCGTGATTGGAGTGATCTCCAAGCTTCTATCCTTTATTCCAAATTATACCAAGAGGGTGTGTTAGATGCCGAACGACGAGCAAGAGGGGCTGACAGCGGGGTCGCAAGGAAAACCAACTACGGTGGTCTCTATACGCGAAGGAATACAGGCAAATACGCGAACCGCAGAATATTCAGATCCGGTTCCTATTGATGTCAGAGAAGTTTGGGAAACCGTTCTTTTCGGCATAGTCGAAATATTACGGGACACCCCGCAACTGACTTTCCGGCCCGAAGACGTATACGCAGATCTCGTTGAAGAACGAAGTGTACTTTTCATGTCGAAGGCAGGCTGGATGGTTCTCACTATTGAAAAAGACCAGTTTACGCTGGAAAGAACGTTACTTATTTGGCTCGCCTACACATACGAGAAAGGCGGCAGCAACTGGGCTACTCATCATGAGTGGTTGAACTTTGTTGCTTTGAACGAAGGCTGTTCTTACATCGAAGCGAGATCTGCGGTCCCAGAACTAGAACCGTATGCAATTAAGAATGGGTGGGAAGTAGAAACCCGCGTGTACAGAAGAGAGGTATTACAAGATGGGTGCTAAAGCTAAGAAAGTTGGGCCTAGCAGGACTGAGCAACTAGAAGCTTCTGTCGCGGTAGACCGCCAAAATTTTTTCAGGCAAAACTATAACAAACTGCTGAAAGAGCAAAGGAATTTCGGCGATAAAAAAGTGGGAAATATGCTTCGCGGTAGAGCCGCAGCAGATGTGCAACAGCAGCTTTCCAATAGCAGTTATGGCGAGTCTATGCGTAGTGACGCTGCCGGAGACAGCGCCAACGCCCTACTAGGTAACCTTGGGGTTGCTTCCACTAATGCTACAGCTATTGAAAACAGAATGGCTACAAACACTATCGGAACCGCGCAACAACAGGCTTCGGATGCGACTACTGGCTTATCAGCCGCTGCGCGGATATCAAGTAGTGACGCTTTGAATCGGGCGAAGAACAAGCAGATGGTCGCTCAAGCTAAACTAAATGCGGGAGC